ATGGATAATCAAACTATTTGGTTAAATAAACGATTGAAAGAAGAGAGAGGAATAATTATTGCAGAGACAAAAGGAAAAAATAGATAAAATAAGGAAAAAAATATGCCCCATCCATCGCATATTTGCGTCGCACCCAACCATAATTTAACCACTAAATGGTGCGTCCGTCGGTTTTTAAAAGATTAAAGATTATATTTTAGGGGTTTTGGTGTTATAAACGATTGGACTTGATAATCCACTTTTTTTCAAACACTCTATCAATGTACCGTTTTTTAACCCGTACTTGGTTAGCATTTAAACCTCAAGTGTGCCTTTTGCCAGTAGCAGACCGTCCTTGGCTCTGACTCAAATGACCCCATTTAAAATGGCGATTTTTTCCATTGGTATTGTCATAAAGTTTTAATTATTTTCATAAATTTTAAATTATATTAATTATGTTTAATTATGTTAATTTGTATTTATTACGATAATTTTAATAAAAGTCGCCCGTTGTCCCCATTTTACATTCAATAGTCAAACACCACCGCCTTAAGACAGCAGCGCCTATTAAAATTATATTATAATCGCCCATTGTCCCCATATATTAGAGTGAGAACTCTCAATATATTTTTTGATATGTGCCCCTCCAAAACGCACATATCCGTCGCACCCTACCAATTTTTCTGCTGGTGCGTCCGTAGTTTTTTTATTTTTTTACTCATAGGTCTCATCATACTCGAGACCAATCAATATCTCACCCTCCTCCAACTCATACCTCCCCGCAAGAAACAGCCTCGCTCTTTCAACGTGAAGACGTCTAACGCGGTTCTTCTCGTCGTCTAACTCTGCCAACATAAAATCGGCGGCAGTAGGTTTTCTGTTATTTGTCGTCATTTTCAAATTAATTTGCTGTTTCAAGTAATATTTAATACCTTTACTCATGTCACAAAAAATGAATTCAATTTTTTTTGTTTTTTTAAAAAAAATGAAAAACTTAAAATTTATACAGTGTAAAAAAGATTGAAAGTAAAAATAAACTAAAAGAAAGAAATATAAAAATAACACTATATAATAAATAATGAACACTTTTCAATTGTTTTTATTGTTTACATTATTTTCAAATTTAGCGTCCGCAACCTTCAACCAACTTGCCTTCAGTGGTGGAGGAGCATTTGGTGCGGTTGAAATCGGTATCTTAAAAAGAATCAATGAACTTAACCCCAAAAAATACGATATGTATACTGGAATTTCAGCAGGTGGATTGAACGCCGGGTTCTTGTCATTTTATGACGACTTAAGCGTTGGCATTAAACGTGCCGAATCTTTGTATTCCGGTATGCGCAATTTTAAGGTATACCGATTATTACCCGAAACTGGCGTGTCTTTGCTAAACACTGAGCCATTATTTGACACACTGACTACCGTCGTAAATAAAATGCCTAATAAGCCAGTTGTAAAAACACTCATTGGCGCGACCAATTTATACACAGGGAAACTGGACGTCTTTCAATTTGACACCAAATCCGTAGCGGACCAAGTGAAAATATTGATGTCTACGTCGGCCATTCCTGTTGTATTCCCACCCATAACATATAATAATTATATGTATGCGGATGGTGGCACATTAAGTAACGAATTGCTTGATATAGTACACGTGAATGATTATTTGAATATTACTTATATTACACCTGGAAATCAATTGCAAGAAAATGATACGCCGATTACATCAATTAAAGATATGATTATCAGGTCATTTGAAATAATAACCAGTAATTATAACAATCCTTATTCAAAGATAAATCAAGAATGCGACAAACCTTATGGTGAAATAAACAATTATTTTGTGGATTCGAGCTATTTTGAGGATTACAATATGCTGAATTTTGATGATGGAGAGGAATTGGTTGACATTGGTTATAAGTATATGAGTCATCAAAAAATTAAGTTGTGTTAACTATTAAGTTAATTATTTTATATTTTAAAAATAATTAATAAAGATTTATAAGGTTTAAAAGAACATACCGCTCTTGCGGGTCTTGCGACCCTTTCGTTTCTTGTTCGTGGGGCAAGGGCAGCATTTTTTGGACTTCATATTCATAGTTTTCATAGTTTTCATAGATTTATTACTTTTGCTGCTACTGCTACCCATTTCACCTTTGCGTCTACTTGCTTCTCTCAAAGCATCCTTAAATTGAAAATTCTTATTTTTCTTCTTGTTTTCCCAGTAAATTTTCTTTACAAAATCGTTCCAAGCACTCATTATATTATTAAATGAGATAAAAAGTATTTGACGCAATTTAAATTAAAATAAAATTGATTAGTTTTTACATTATTTTCTCAAACTTAAAAACTAATAAAAACAACAAGCTATTAAAGTTTAAAGTGTAAAATATGAACAAGGAAATCCAGTTTACAAGATATCTTTATGAGAAGGACGAGGTCAAAATGGCGCTCGTCGTATGTATTCTAAATAAAAAGGATGAAGCCATATTTTGGGCATATGAGCTTTATTATTCTGGGTTTCAGTCAGAATTAGTCGCTGTGTTTTGGTCGTTATATTACGACTTTTATTATACGCTGAACCCATCTTTTGAGAAATATTTGCAAACCAGGTTGAAAAAAAACTTGGCTTTGGAGACAGATTCAGTAAATTATATATCAATGATTGTTAATAATTTTATGATAAGACCTCATAATATGGATATATTTATGCTAAAACAAATACTCGATATTTGCGATTTCGATAAAACAGACATTCAAGACTATATTACCAACCCAGAAAACAATATTGAAATTATGCGAAGAGAGTTGATAAGCGCAATGAGAACCAAAGATTTTATGATGTTGGCGTCATTAATTTTAATAGATATAAAGGATGAGCACATTGATAATGCGTTTGAAGTTGCTACAAACTATTTTGTTACTGAAATGGGTCTGAAAAAGAAGGTTCATGATTACAATAAGGACTCGTCTAATAAAAGAGTGTTAATATTATGTAGAATCCTCCATTATTTTACAGCCGCAGCTAATAAAAAATTGGGTAAAAACCTTTATGTTCACATAGAACCCGAAGAAGTTGTTTTATATGAAACGATTTCTTCAGGAGCGGATTTGGTGCCACGTAAAATCTTGCCATTAGCGAAAATATATGCCATAGATAGTTATAATTATCTTTCATTATTTGTATTGAAGAGAGAAACCCAAGATATAAAAACAGCATATTATTATAATTGGCTTTATTATGCGTCATTTTCGCCAGTATGGAAAACGCGAATTTCATTGTGTAATGGCGTTATTGATCAAAAAAATAAAAAGGTTACATTTGATGACGACGATATTGATGAGTTTTACGACAATTATGGCTATGAACCGGACGAACAAACATTGGAAGTCGAAAATAAAACTATACAGGACATTCGAAGTGAGCGTAATTGGCAGTCATTTTATAAAGAACATAACATAAATGGACTCGTCGAAATAGAAGACGATATTTTAAGCAGTATAGATAAAATAACGTACAAGTAAAATAGAAATAAATAATATTTTAATATATAATTTAATATATAAATGACAAAGTTAAAAGTACCAAGAAGATATTTACCTTCGTTAAAAGAAATAAAAGATATGCAAAAACAAGTAAAAATGCTTGTGAAATCCAGAAAACAATACAAAAAAGGCAAATTTTTTACTCGAAAGAAGCTGGAATCTTATAAAAGTAAGCCGTCACAACATGTAACAGACGCTCGCAAAATTTATGGTATACAAAATATAACTCCAAATAAGGAATTGGCACAAAAAACAGGTTGCTCTTTATCGGCATTAAAACAAATTGTGCGAAAGGGTGAAGGTGCATATTATTCGTCGGGTTCGAGACCCAATCAGACAGCTCAATCGTGGGGTTTGGCGCGGTTGGCGAGTTCAATAACGGCTGGAAAATCTGCTGCAGTTGATTATAATATTTTGGAAAAGGGTTGCGACCATAAGAAAAAAGCGTTTATTTTGGCGAAAAAATCAAGAAGAAAATATAAATATGGACATTCGCAAACGAGAAAGATGGCAGTAAATGTTTAAAATGTATTATATTTAATGTTTTCTTATTGATTTTCTATTTTTTTGCTGTTTTTTTGATTTTCTATTTTTTCGTTGTTTTTTTGATTTTTTATTTTTTCTACCACCATTTAATATATTAATATTGGCACTGGGAGAACGTCTGAGTATATCATTATTTATTTGTCCTTTTACACGGACCATTGTATTATATAAATCTTGTAAAATATCTGGAAGAGCAAAAATCTGTAAGTAATTTTGTTGGTTAAAACCTGTATGCGTTTTCAAATTACGATAATATATAGATAAATAATTTGCTAAATTATTGTATATTGTCGGTGTAATTAAAGGACTTGTAACATTATTAAATTGCATAAGTAATTTTGCGTAAAAATACAAGTAACAAAATACATACGCGATTGAATTAGGATTACCAGGTTGTACTTGGGTAATAATATAATTTAATTTTTCTTTTGAATCAATATTATTTTGTAAAAAATTGTCAATAGCAGTAAAATTATTTTTAAGATATTCTAAGAAAAAAGAATTCTCATTTATTTCTTCCTGAGAACCAAAAAGTTTATTATCAAATAAATAAAACGCCGCTTCCATTATTTATAATATATAATAATATTTATTTTATCAGCAGTCGTTTCACTTAATCGGTCGTTTCACTTAATCGGTCGTTTCACTTAATAAGAAGTCGTTCCTTTACCAATCATATCCTATTTCAAACTCAAGAGAGAAGGAAAAATCCATATTATTTAAACAAAGAATCTCTCCATATTGATTTAATAATTGGATTTTTAAACGCTGAATATTTACAGGTCCATAATATTCCCTTTTTTTCTCCAAAAGATTAACTCCATTATCAAAACAAATATTAAAACTATTACTGGTTACTGGTATTATAGCCAAAATATTGTCGCCGAGTATGCTTTTTGAAAACATACCGAATATATTTTGAGACTGTGACATATTATAATCATTCAATGTAAAATAAATATATTCATAAGGAGAACTACTATATACCGCTTCAGTTGTATAAGTAGTTGCGCCGGTATATTCGGCTTTTCTGTATCCCATAAACCAACCAAAACCCTTATATATTTGCGATATATCGACACACTCGTTTTTTCTATAATCATTATCTGGCTTATGTAGATCTTTATATTTATCATATTTAGGTATAGGAACGTAAAAAACCATTGTAAAATTGGGATTTAATGGTGGATCAGTATACGTAATAGTAATTTTTTGGGTATATTGATCATATGTTACTGAAAAATTGGTCGTAGAAAGTTGTGTATTAAGTTGTGTTTGTAGAACAGTAATAAAATTATTTATATCGTAATTACCGTCTGGCATAGTAACGACACCATTTGGTCCACCGTTATCAACTTCAATATACATAGTATTATTGCCATTTGCCGCAGAAATATTATACATTACATTAGGTAACTGGAGAGAACTCAAACGCAACGATAATACATTTTTAAAATAAGTTGGTAAAACAATGTTAAAATCAGTTGACAGTGTGCTTGTATAATCTTCTCTGAATAAAGTATTCATCATAACCGTTTGGTTAAAGGTCTTTCTCTTAACCACATTTAAATTGCTTCTGGAAATATTGGTTTGGAATGTTTCAATTGGATTAACCCTTTGATTTTTGCCTCCGAGTACATCGTCAAGATCAACTGTATTTTTATTCATTACAAAATTATGACCAGCATATGTAGTTGATGTTTGGTTAACAACTTTGCCTTCATCTGTTTCTATAAGTAATTTATCGTAATCTTCAATAAAACCATTATCTTGTTGGACTGTCTTTTTTATATTATCGATTACTTTTACTACAGATTTTTCCATAAAGTCGACCAATTTTTTTCTATATGTTTTATCATATTGTTTATTATCAATAATTATGGTAATCATATTCTCCTTTCGTTTCATAACATCGTTAAATGTATAGTCTTGATTTAATCCTAAAAAATTTTCAATATCTGGGATCGTGTAATTATTAATATTAAAATCAAAATCAGTGCTCATTATTATAACTATTTAAAAAAAATGTATAACAAATACCGAAATGAAATATTAGATTTTATTTTGATAGGTTTAATTTATTTATATTTAAAAAAATAAAATTGAAATGAATATAAACAAATAAATAAAGAATATAATATTAAGAAAGAAAATGGTGAAAAACGCTGGTGGAAATAAGACTAAAGGTCAGGCTCGCAAGTTTGCTTCGGGAGGAGGTAAAAACGACAAATTGCGACTTTCTGAAGATGAATGTGAGGTATATGCTATAGTTGAAAAAATGTTAGGAAATGGAATGTGTCATGTCTTGTGTCACGATAGTGTGACAAGATTATGTCATATCAGAGGTAAATTTAGAGGACGAGGTAAAAGAGATAATACTGTACAAAATGGCGCTTGGCTACTTGTCGGGTTAAGAGAATGGGACCTCGAAAAAAAGGATGAAACTAAAATACAAAACTGCGATTTGTTAGAGGTTTATCAGGATAGAGACAGAAATGAACTCAAGAGTACGGTAAAAAATGTGAAATGGCGGTTATTTACTAAAAATGAAGATGATATTAATAATATGGATGAAAATGGCGACGATGATTCAGATGACGAATTTGTTGGTTTTACTTTTGCTGAAAATAAGAATGCCGAAATTGACAAGCTTATTGCGGATGAACTTGCCAGCAAGGGTACTGTAACTAATATTGTTATGGATAATAATGACTGGATTAATGCCGATGATATCTAAATATACTTTTAAAAAATATAGCAAAATTAAAAAAACAAAAATGAAAATAATTATAAACATTACAAATGGTTATAATTAATTAAAAAAGATAAATTTCGGCCTCCTATAAATATATATAAAACAGTTTTTTATTTTTTCGGTAAACTAAATCTAAACGTTTGCTGTAAGGAGACATATATACTTATATATAACCTTTAAATCATTTACTTTATTACATATTCAAAAATTATAAAATATACTATACATATTTAAATACAAGTTTATATAATAATATATAAAACCAAGTATATAATCTATATAATGAGCAATATGTTTAAATCGAATTCACGTTTTGCAGCTCTCGCAGAGCCGGTTTTTAACGAAGTCGTAAGCAAATCGGAAAAAAAGGAGTTTAAAGTAGATAATAACTCCAAAAATAATAATTTAAAATCAGATAATAAATTTTTGAGTAATGAAAGACCGTTTGCTAATGAAAGGCCGTTTGCTAATGAAAGGCTGTTTGCTAATGAAAGGCCGTTTGCTAATGAAAGACCTTTAATTAATGACAGACCTGTATACAATGATAGTAATCTTTTTTCACAAAAGGTAGTTGATAAGGCGCAACAACAGCGCAAAGATGACCAACACCAACTATTAATGGCTGAAAATGCCAAAGCATTATCTATAGATAATTTCCCAGAATTACAACTTTCTAAAAAGATCGAAAGTTCGCAAAAACCGATTAGCTTTGCTGAAAAGTTAAAGCAAAAAGAAAAGGAAAATATTGATCAACTACAAACAACTACTGAAACAAATAACAAATGTTTAGAAAAACCAGTTATTAGTTTCTCCGAAAAATTAAAACAAGTAGATGTTGTTGTAGAAACCAAAGTAAATGAAATACCTTATGGTTGGGCAGTGATAAAACGTGATAAGATTACCAATAAATCAAGTATAGAATACAATAAAGAATACGAAAACGACCTTAAAAGAGCAGAAACTCTTGAAAAAAAACAATGGCCTACAAAGGTTCTATATGCTTTAGTTGATTTATATGAACGAGAAAGAGAAACATATATAAATAAATGGGGTTACGATGCTTATGAGGAAAAGTATTTAGACCCCGACTACGATGATGAATATTTTGATAGACTTGATGAAGCATATGCTGCTAATGAATCGGAAGAAGAATATGAAAGTGAAGATGAAGAAGATTACAACCAACAAAGTAATCAATATTGGAAACACTAAATTAGTTAAAAATTATAATGTATTATATGACTATTTTATAATATATTATGGATAATGAATTAAATGATGACTGGATAATTAATTTTGAGGAAACAGACAAGCTATATAAGGATTTTTACAAAGATAACTTAGATTATGTCAATATTGATTTTATTTATATTAATGATGACAATGAAATAGAAAAAATAAAGCAAGACACATTTTTATTATCACAACAAAATTCCATTACTCGAGATGAATTAATTGGATTACTTAAAAGAAATTCAATTGATAATGATAAGAGGTACTCTTTACTCTCAATTTTGAAATATAATATAACTTTGGACGCCGACGATATTAAAAATTTTTTGTTGACACCAGATTTATCATCATATAATGAAAAGTTTTTAACTATAAATAAACATATTGACACGATTTTTTTTGAGAAAACAATTACTATGTTTCAAGATTTAAACAATGTATATTTTATGTTTTATGAAAAAACAAAAGATGGCAAAATTCGTGACTTAAATAGTATTACCAAAAAAATTTATTTGGATATAATCTCTAATAAAAAAGATAATAAAAAAGATAATAAAAAATATAATAAAAAAACTATTAAAAAACAATATAAAGCCTAAGCCTCTTTATTATATAATCAAAATGGCAGCACTTGTTAACGCACTCGATAATTATACTCCTAAGCAAATCGGTGAAAATGGTCATGTAGAATATGGTTGGTCAAATGATATTAGAGAAAAAATCTTGCAGTTTAGTTTTCAATTGGTTAGAACTACAAAGGATCATAACTTGAAATCGGTATTAAATGATATGTTAACTAATTTAAAGCCGTATGCTACAAGTAATTCATCTTTAGAGAAGGAATTAGCCCGAGGGCATTTATCTATGCTTTACAGAATGATTGGTCATACTCGCGATATTATTGATGGAAAAGGTGAGTACAATTTGACCTATATGATGATTTATGTATGGCATGATTTTTTCCCCGAACTTGCGAAATTTGCTCTCAAATGTCTTGTCGATTTGGGAGATAGAAGTATTCATCAATACGGGTCTTGGAAGGATATTAAATATTTTTGCGATTATGTTAAGACTGAAAATGGTAACAATATTCATCATCCATTGATTTTTTATGCGGTTAAACTCGTTAATAACCAGATTAGCAAGGATTATGAAAAAATGCTTGTTAACTCGAATGAGATTTCGTTGACTGCTAAATGGGTTCCCAGAGAAAAATCTTCGTTTGGTTGGCTCTACGAACAACTTGCTACCGATTATTTTGTTCATATTGTATCAACCGCTACAAACAGTAATAGTATTACTAAGGCTATTCTCAAATGTAAGACGGAGTATCGTAAGGTTTTGTCTGCCTTAAATAGAAAAATCGACACCCTACAAATTAAGCAATGTGGTAAAGTGTGGTCAACAATTGATTTTAATAAGGTGACATCTATTTCCATCACAAAACAGAAGAAGGCGTTTTTGAATGTTAAAAATGATGGTGAGGCGCGTTTTCCAGATGTTCAAGATAGAGTCCAATGTGCCGAAAATTTCAATAATCACGTTCAAAGTACCATTAAGAACTGCTGTGAAATCAAGGGAAAGCGTGTTGGAATGGCTGATTTTACAAAGCAAGCACTGGAATTGATTCATGGTCACAATAATCAGATAGAGAAGGATATTCTTAACTCGCAATGGCGCGATAATTCGAAGCAAAATGGCGCGCTCGGTAAGATGATTGCGATGGTTGATGTATCCGGTTCAATGGACGGCGACCCGATGAATGTCGCGATTGCGCTGGGACTTCGTATTGCCGAGAAGTCTGTTTTGGGTAAGCGTGTATTGACCTTCAGTGCGAAGCCAACATGGGTCAAATTAGACGGATACAATGATTTTGTCTCACAAGTCAATGTTGTAAAAAACGCAGAGTGGGGTATGAACACCAACTTTCACGCTGCTTTGGATTTAATTTTGAATGCTATTATTGAGAATAAGATGGCGGCGGAGGACGTACAAGATATGGTCCTGGTTATTTTGTCTGATATGCAAATGGACGCAGGCGATACTTGTAATAAGCAAGCCTTATATGATACTATGAAGGAAAAATATCAGATCGCAGGAATCAGAGTTCAAGGCACACCTTATAAACCACCTCATATTCTTTTTTGGAATTTGAGCAGTAGTAGTGGTTTCCCCAGTTTGTCAACCCAACCGAATTGTTCTATGATGTCAGGATTTAGTCCGGCGCTTCTCAATTTGTTTTGTGACCAAGGTTTAGATGCTCTTCAGTCTTGTACACCTTGGTCTCTACTTGAAAAGACTTTGGCAAATGAAAGATATAAAATTATGAGCGACAGACTTTCTCAAGAATTTGAGGTATAAACATTTTGATCCAACCACATTTTATCATATCTACTTTTATTTATTTTAGAATATTCACTGCTTCTTTCACTTGTATATTCTGGGTATTCTGTTGAAATAACAAATCTGTTTTTATATATAATATAGCCACCATGTTCATAATGTTTCATATCGCAATTGACTTTTAATTTATTCCCCATAATTACGGCACCTAATAGTATTGGTCCTGTTATAGACAATGGATGATTACCATAAAACCTATTTTTCACATTTTCTACAATTTGTCTTATAGAATTGTATAAAAATATATTACCTTTTTTACAGGCCATTAAAGAATTATATATAGAATTAGGTGGTCTATCCTTTACAAAATGTTCTGTCTCTGTAAGTTCAATTAATTTGAAACCATTTACGCAGCAAAATTTGATATCCACATAAATTCCACCATTAATAAACAAAACACATAATCTCCACAAATCGGCTTTATAGGCACCAGGGATTAATGTGTCGTAAGCCTCGAGCACATCAGGTTTAAAATGTGTTTTTATAAATTCTCTACAATCGTTATCATCAAATAAATGATGGTTAAACCGAGGGTTTTGGGCCTTTAATAATTCAACTCTTTCTCTCATTTTTGGAGGTAAATCCTTTGTAAACCAAGTTTGATAGATATCTAATGGTATAACACTGTTATAATTATTTTTTAAATAAGGATATGGTTTGTTGTACATCAAGAATTCTTTTATAGTCTTTTTTTTATT